GCAGAGATGGGCAAGAAGTCGAAAGTATTTCGCACGGTGGCGCAAGTGGTCGCTGGCGCAGTGTGGGGTATGACTGGCACAATCGTTGATATGTTCCGTGCCATTGGTGCTGGATTCAAGGCAATAGGTTCTTGGATTGATGCGTTTGTAACTACGTTTAAAAGTGCATTCGGTGTCATAAAGTCGCTTGGTCAAGGTGTCGGTGACATTTTAAGCGGTAACGTAGGCAAAGGTATTGATGAAATAAGTAACGGAATAAATAAGAATGTAACCAATGCACTCAAAGGTTTAAACACGGCATTAAAAGACACCGTGAACATCGGCAAAGCTGCGACAACTGGCTTTCGCAATGCCTACAATGCGATGGGCAACTTCTTCGACAACTATAAGCCCACCCCAGCAGGTGCAGAGGGTTCATGGGGTGATGAAGACCCCGACAATACAGAAGACACAACCAACAACAACAACAATAACAATAACAATAATAGCCGCGGTTCTCGCAGTCGTGGCAGCCGTTCAACTGCACCCAAAAAAGCAAGCACCTCAAGAAGAACAACCACACCCAAAGAAACACCCGAGCAAAAGGCAGCGAGAGAGGCAGAAGAGGCATTTGTAAAGAAAATGAACGCTTTGAATGCCGAGGGCGAAAAATTTAAGATGAAAGCCCTTCAAGAACGTGCCAAGACCGAGGCTAAAGCCATTGATGAACTGGCAGAAGCACAACGGCAAGACATTATAAAGAAATATGGCACACTTGAGGAACTGCAAGCAAGGCTGGCAAAAGCAACTACCGAAGAGGACAAGCAACTCGTACAGGGTGCTATTGACGGCTACAATGCATTAATGGCAGATGTCGAAAAGCAACGAAGTGATGCCATCACCAAGATGATTGAGGAAAGCACAAAAGCACGGAAAGAGGCCGAGGCAAAAGCAGCCGAAGATGCCAAGCAACTTGCACAAAACTTGCTTGCTGGCACCACCGAAGGAACGGCAAAATGGCTCGACTACCAGCTTGAACTTATTAGGATGGAGAAAGAGGCAGAACTTGCGTTGTATGAGAACAACGAGCAGATGAAAGCGGCCATAATTGCCAAGTACAACAAGCAAGAAGAAGAGGCAAGAAAGCAACACGCACAAGCAATAGAGCAGATAGAGCAAACCAAGTATGAGGCTATCGGTGGGATGGTTGGCGGTCTTGGCGAGATTGTGGGCGCATTCGGTGAGCAGAGCAAAGAGGCCGCAGTGCTGCAAAAGACCCTTGCATTAGGTGAGATAATGATAGCGCAAGCGGTTGCGATTGCAAATGCCGTCAAGGCAGGTTCTAATGCCGTCAGCCCTTGGCAGATGATTGCGCAGATTGCGACCTCTATTGTCGCAGTAACCACCGCAATGGCGCAGGCATTCGCATCCCTTGATAGCGCAAGATTTGCGACTGGTGGCTATGTGCGTGGTGCTGGTACTGGCACCAGCGACAGCATACCAGTGCGTGTGAGCAATGGCGAGAGCATAATGAATGCAAACACCACCGCAATGTTTGGCGGTCTGCTCTCAAGCCTTAACCAATTGGGCGGTGGTGTACCGTTTCAAGCAACACAATCGGCATCCAGCATCCAAGGCGAGGATATGCTGGCGAGAGCCGTGGCAAAGGGTGTATCAATGCTCCCCAATCCAGTGGTGAGTGTTGAGGACATCAACCGAGGGCAGAGGCAAGTTATCGTGATGAATGAACGTGCAAGACTATGACCATCTACCAACTGATATCCGACAATCTGCCCATCTTGCGGACGATGCACCGCAATGGGGTAAGTGGCAACTACATCGCATATCTGCCCATCTACGAAGATTACAAAAGACTAGTCGCAGAGGGCAACAAGGTGCGATGGGTAGCCCAAGCGGTCGCCGAGAAATATGGCTATAAAGAGCGCATGGTTAGGCTCATTGTCAAGATGATGGATGAACAAGTACAAGAATAATTCTAGTTTTCATATTTTAGTTTATGTTGATGATTAATTTTGACCGCTCTCGCAGGGATTGCGAGGGTGGTTTTTTGTATTAGTGGCAAATCGGTTTACCACACATAATGGTAAAATAACCGCAAAAAGGTGTGTAACTCTAATTATCTTTGTCAAAAAGTTTTTTAGACACATGGCAAAGTTAAAGATATATAGCGATATAGTCGACGAGGAATGTAAGGCTTTCATGGCTTTCGGTGGCTTGAGTGGCATGTCCTTTCTTGACATTGACAAGTTCATCGCCAGCATTCCCGAAGATGATGGCGAAATCAACCTAACAATCAATTGCCGTGGTGGAATGACTGACCAAGCACTCGCAATGTACGATGCCCTCCGTGCCACTGGCAAGACCATAAGCGCCGAGGTCATTGGCGAATGCTCAAGTAGTGCCACCCTGCTACTTTTGTCAGCTCGCAAAGACTTGCGAAAAGCGCACCCAAACGCATCAATCTTGATCCACAACCCCTACATTAGTGGATTTGTGGAGGGCGATGCAAAGCGAATAGGCAACATTGCTGAATCACTTGAGGACGTGCGCAACCAGTTCTTGGACATCTACGTTGAGCGCACTGGCGCAGAGAGGGAAGTGCTTTCAGCGATGATGGACGAGGATAAGCCGATGAACGTGGCAAAGGCAATCGAGTTAGGTTTTATCGCAGAAGAGATAGTGCCGATTTCGGCAACAAATAGAACCCCAATAATTAGTGATAAGATGAGCATTAAAGAAAAGATTTTCATGGCACTTGCAAAAGTGTTCGGAATGACCCTTGAGACCGCAGACGGCAAAACCCTCGAACTTGAAAAAGAATCGGGTGAGCCAGTAGTTGGTGACAAGGTAACGAGCGAAGATGGCGAATACCTCATGCCCGATGGCTCAACCATCGTGGTAGAGGGTGGCGCAATTGTGGAGATTCGCCCTGCCGAGGTGGTGGTCGAAGAGACCGAGGGAGAGCGAGGAGAGGAGAACGAAGACCCCGACCTCAAAGAGGATGAGGTTGAAAGCGAGAAAGATGCCGAGATTGACCGCCTCAAGGCTGAAATCGCTGAAAAGGACGCCGAGATTGACCGCTTACGCAAAGAACTTGAGGACGCAAAGGCAAATGCCAAAAGCGACACCGATAAAAAGGTGCTTGATATGGTCGCAGTGGCTGGTGGCGTTGAGTGGTTATCAACCGTTCAGTCAACTGGCAAGGTTGGCAAAAGAGACACAACCACGGGCATTGACACCAAGGCAAAGATAAACGAGAACTTGAGTTTTACCGAGTACCGCAAGCGCAAGGCAGAGCGCAAGGCGCAGACAGCTAAAAAGTAAATTTAATATCAACTAAAAAAGGAATAAAAGAAATGGCTTCAGTAGGTCTTGATTTTACACAAATCACCCCCGATAACGGGGCAGTTCGTGAGATTTCACGTTTAGTTTTTAAGGATGTCCTGACGGCGGAGCGCATCGGCTCGTTGCTGAATGTTTTCCGTGGTGTGTACAACGGTGACAAATTGGGCATCATCGGCGAGTTTGGCTTGCTAGGTACTGCAAGCACTGGTTGCTCTCCAACATGGGGCAACGATGCAATGGATACCAGCGAGAAAACATGGGACATTGCATCTTGGCAGATAGCAGAACAGCTTTGCTATGCAGATGTTGAAAACACTCTTGTTAAGTATACCCTTAACAACGGCACTGACATTGCCGACATGACCGCAAACGATTATCTTGATGAAATCGTTGTGCCTCGTTTGGAGTTGGCAATCATGAAGATGTACCTGCGCATTGCATGGTTCGGGGACAAGAACGCAACCGATGTTGCAAATGGTGGTGTTATCACCAACGCAACCGATGTGCCTTACTTTACCCTGACCAACGGACTTTTCCAGCAATTATTTGCTGGTGTAACTGCTGGCACTACTCCAAGAGTAACCATCACCGCCAACGCCCAAACAACCAAGGCAGCGCAGATGACAGGCATCGCCACCGAGGCAGTTGATGTGCTGGATGCTATGATTACCAACGCATCGCCCGCACTCCGCCAGCAGAGCGACCAAATCATATACGTTACCCAGTCGTTTGCCGATGGTCTTGAGGCGCAGTTGCTAAAGACATACTACGGTAGTGAGTTGCATTGGACTGCCCTCTTTAACGGCATCCGTGAGACATCTTATCGTGGCATCCGTCTGCGTGTACTGCCACAATTTGACGAGATAATCCAAGGTTACGAAGGCACTGCAACCGCATACAACGCACCCCACAGAGCAGTCTACTCCACCGAGCGCAACCTTGCCCTTGGTGTTAATGGCACGGACGAGTTCGCAAGTCTGCGTATCTCATTCGATGAGACCACTCTGCTCAACCACATCTATGCAACCGACAAACTGGGAGCAATGGTTTTGGATGAGGCAATGGCCGTAATCGCTTACTAATTCGGTCTAGGCATCGAATTAACCACTTTATTGGTGTGGGATGGTCACACCATCCGCACCAATTTTTTTACTAACAATTTAAAAAGGATAAAAAAAGATAT